TTGCAGCGGTAGCGGATACCGAAGGGAAATTCGTCGTAGTCGAAGACCGTGTTGTTTGCCGTGGACGTGATCGCCTCGATCTCCGGCTTGGTGCGCTCCTGAAAGATGAAGGGCTTGAGCGGGCGGGACACGTCGAGCAGATACCACGCGATCTTGTCGGTAACGACGTTTTCGACAGCCGCAGGCCGGAGAAGATTCGAGGTATTCACAACAGAACCCGTGCCGTCGACGTTCGGATAGACCGGGTGATCGGCTGCGAAGAACTTTTTGCCGTCGTAGCAGTCCTCGGTTCTCCCGGCGGCCAGAAGCCCGAAGACGATCTCGTCGGGATGGGTGGCCGCCGCGTAGCCCATCTCACGGAACAGCGGCGCGTAGACGTCAAGCGTGTCGTCTTCAAAAGCCGTGCGGGGAATCTTGACGGACGCCTCGTACTTCTTGTTCGTGACCGAATACCCGAATTCCTTCATACTTTTGTAGGCACGCTGTCCGGTCCATTCGGCGAGCTTCGGGAACTGGCCGAGCCAGCCGTAGGTGGTGGAGGCCGCCGTGGAGGCTACGAGGGTGGCGAGCTTCGCCCACTGGGAGGGAGCCGCCGCTTTTGCGTCTTCAAAGACCTTGCTGTAGCCCACCCGAAGCGAGTTGAGCAGCGAATTGGTGGCAATGGGCATCAGTTCTTCTCCTTCGCCTTGGCGGCGACAAAGTCTTCTTCGGAAATACCGGCGACCTTCGCGGCGTACCGATCTTCATCCGTCAGAGCGGCGGTGCGCGGCGTACCATCGGGAGGCGTGCCGCCGGTCTGCGTACCTTTCAGGGCGGCAATGGGCGTGGTGGAAGACGCAATATAGCTTTTGACGGCGTCCGGGTGGGTCTTCGCGGTGGCCTTCGCCCACGCTTCACAGGACTTCGGCAAGCGTCCGTCGGCAACTGCGGCGTCGATCTCGGCGGTGAGCCCGGCGAGGACGCCGTTGTCTTCCAGTTCCTTGACCCTTGCGGTCAGTTCCGCGTTTTTCTCCTGCGCGGCGGTGAGCATGGCGGCGGGAACGTACTTGGTGGGGTCCGGATCGGCGGCCTTCAATGCCGCAATCTCGGTATCCTTTTCGGACAGGGCCACGGCAAGCGCCTTGCCGTCCGGGAGCTTTTGAAGCTCCGTCAGCATGGCGTCTTCCGTCGCATCGGCGGCAAGGCCGAGCAGTCTGCACAACTTGTCGGCAAGCTCTTTCTTCATAGGAAGATCGTCCTCTGCCCGCGCGGCGACGGCGGCCATGCCGTCAAGGGCGGGATAGTTTGTCAGGGCCGCGCTTTTCAGTTCAAGCACGGCCCCGGTTTCGGGATCAAAAGTGAAAACGGGCGAAATGTAACGATACTCGTCAGCTTGGATGAACGCGCGGGCGGCGTCCGTCCACTTGACCGTGGCATACAGACCGTCCGACTCCATCTCCAAAGACTCGATCCAGCCAGCAGCCGGGGCGGGTTTGCCATTCTCGGCGGCGTTCATGGTCTGGTGCTCGTAGTCCACCACAAGCGGCGTCTCGCGCGCCTGCCAACGGGCAACTACGGCGGCGGCAATAGTGGGGGTGATGATCCACGCCTTGACATTGACGCCCTTGAGCGTACCGGGCCTTCCGTCGCGGGCGGAAAATTCGCCCACCGGGAAAAGCTGGATGCGTCCGGGCGCGGGGCCGCCCGCATCGGTCAAAACGCGGGCGGCGATGGAGGAGGTGTATGCGGTACTCATGACGTCAGAATAGCAGGGCTGTGGAACCGTGCCAGTTGACGCATGTCAGCGGGTGGAAAGGCGGGGGAACGGGTACGGACGGGAAAAGTGGGGGAGGAAAAAGAAGCGACGTGCGAATGAAGGCCGTTAGACCCCCGTTAGAAAATGCGTAAAGCAAAAAGACGGGCCGTCATTCATCTTGAGATAAAAACGGCCCTGAAAACGGCTTTTACGGCTTGAGGGCTTTTTGCAGGTTCCGGGTGATGGTGTCGAGCATGTCCTGGATGTCCGTCGGGCCGACGCCCAGGAACGGGCGGGCGGGAATAACCGATCCCGGATGGTTCACGGATCGCCGGAATCCGATCCCCGGGATCTTGAGCGCCTTGCCTTTTTTCGCCCGGATGATGCGCGGCCCCGTCTTGCCGCCAAATTGGTGAATGGCGGCATAGGGGACGTTCGTACCGACAAGCGCGTAGCCGGGGCCGATCTCGCGCACGGCATAACGCCCGCCTGTGTTCGCAATGCTTCCCACGAGCAGACCGCTGTCCTGCAACATGTTGACAACGGAGCGGCCTTTGCCTTCCCGCTGTTTCTGCCTTGCCGCCGACAGCGGTTGCCACGGCGTGCCTGTAGAGGGATCAGCATTGTTCTGGAAGGCGCGGGCCGAAGCGTCAACCATAATTTCCGACAGGGCGCGCATGGTCGGCGTCATGTTGGTCAGGGACGCGATGAGCCTCCCCAGAGCGGCGCGCAATGCCTCGTCGGATATGCTGATTTTGATAAGTTCGCTCATTGACTCATCACCTTAACAGAGAGTACAAAAAGAGAAAGTTCATGGGAGTGCCTCGAAATGGTAAGGAGGCGGTTAACGGTTTGGCCGAATCGACATGCGGGTTCGATTCCCGCCTCCCATGAGCTTAAAATATCCGTTCTCCCGGTGGGGAGAATCTCCAACGTTCTTGTCTATACGCCGTAGCAAAGCCGTCAAAGCGTCCATGCCGTTTGATGGCTTTTTTGTCGCCTGACGGCATAACGACAGGAAGCAGGATACACCAGTCGGGATCATCTGCCGTCAAGACGAAAAGTACATTTTTCTTGTTCTTGTTCCAGTACGCAGCCTCCGCTTTAGAAAAACGCCTTGCAATCTCCTCACATTCTTTCTGAGACAGTGCAATACCTTTTTCATGATGATCGTCGCTGTCTATATGGGGAACTCTCTCGTCGGTCATAATGGCGATCCGCGCCGGGGTGAGCCCCTGTCCTTTCGCATACTTTACAACTTTTTCAGGGACAAGGCCGACAACAGCGGCCTCTCCCTGCTTATGTCCTACTGCCAAGCGGTCTCTGATCCACAAGCCGAAAGCCGCGTGCCGGGCCGGGGCGTTGTTGATAGCCTGCACAACTTCGGCATAGAGCGCATCGCTTTTGATAAGCTCCAGCTTTTGCGCCAGCTCGCAGTCAAGTTGATAGGTCGTATAGCCCGCGCTGTACGAAAAGCCCGTGTCCGTCCAATGTGTGAGGCCACCCGGTCTTTCCTGCCAGCCCCATACCTCCCGGATAACCTGCTGGTTTTCCGGGGCGCGGGGGTTGACGACAACCTCCCGGCTTATCATGCGGCCTTCGCCGCTCTCCGGGGTCAACCCTTCCCGTTCAAGCTGCACGTCCGAAAGCGCCCGCACCCGACAGCGGCAATAAAAGCCGTTGGGGGGATAGTGCGTTTTCCAGAACGGATCGTCATAGCGGAAGACCTTGCGGTGGAGCGCCCGGTGGTGCGGGCGTGTGCGGCTGTCGAGTACCGCGACATACATCCACCACGGCCTTTCCTCCGCGTTGGCGAGCATGGCCCGGTAACGCCCGTACATGTAGGCGCTCTGGACGTTCTGAAAAAAGATCAGGGACAGGCGCGCCGGAAGATCCAGCCCTCTTTCCGTCACCTCTCCCGTTTTCGGGTTGACGCTCTGTCGCTTCCCGGTCCAGCCCTTCGCCCGCAGGATCGGGACTAGATCGTCAATAAACATCTTTCCCGTCTTGCCGTTTTTGACGGCGTCAACCAACCCTTTTTTGACGTCTTCCAGAAGATCCAGCCGGGTCATGCCGGATACGGTGACGCTCTTTGCCTGCGCTTCCTGCCAAATGTCGTACCAATGCCGGGATGGCCTAATGCCTTTGCTCTCCAGATAGGCCACGGCGTCACGCGGCGGGAGCCCTAGCGCGTAGACGAGATCAGGCGTTTGCATCGGCCTCTTCCCGCGCGCTGGCTTCGCCGATGATGGTTGCGAGCATGATCGCCCGCGCCATAAGCTCTTGCAGCTTCGCCGTGTTCATCTTCGGATACAGATCGCCAAGGCGCACCAAAAGCTCGGCGGGCTCCACACCCTCCCGGATTTCGTCAAAAAGGGGTGCGAGCAGTTCGGCGCACGCCGCCGACAGATCCGCGTCGGGAGCCATGTCGTCGATCATAGTCTGGTCCGGGAACGGGTCCGTTTTGTCGCCGTCGGCTCTGGCCTGCGCCGTCAGGGGCGCGGGCGGTTGCGGCACGGACGTTTCCTTCACGGACAACACCTTTTCCCCTTCTTCGGCCTGCGGAATTTTCAGCTTCTCATGCGCCCATGCCGCCGGGATGTCCATTACCGATGCCAATTTCGGAAGCGCATCGGCAAAGACCTTGATGTCTTCGGCCTGCCTTGTGTCGAACCGGAAGTATGGGAGCAGTGCCGGATCGCTGACGCCGCAGTTCAGATAGGCCAGCGGAGCGAGGATTTGCCGGGTGATCGTCGCGGCGATCTGCGCGGCGTCGGACGTCAGAATATCGTGCCGGACTTCGTTGTGGACTTCGCCAAGCGCATTGGTTGACGTTTTGCCGTCCGCCTGCGTTGTGAGCGTGCCGCCGAGAATGGCCTTGCTCATGCCCTGTTCACAGCGCGTTACGAGGATGCCCGGTATGTCTTGCGTGGCAGACGGCGCATCTTCAAAGAGAATCTCCATGCCCTGCGGGATGATGCCAGAGGCATCACGCCCGAGATTGGCAAGCGCCGTTTTCAATGCCGCCTTGTCTTCCTCGCGGCTTCCCGGCGGGTACTTGCCGAGCCGGAAGGGGATGCCATGAATCTGCGTATACAGTATCGCCGATTCCAGCGCGTAGGCACGGATCAGGTACGCCCACGCCACCGTGCGAAAAAGCCCGACGCGCGGAAGCCAGCCGGATTTACTGCGGTGCGTGTGAATGACCCAACCAAAGGGCCACAGTTCGGCCCCTTCATAGGAACCATCCCGCAACCGCAATACATTGCGGTTTTCCCGCATGACCTGAAACCAGCTTTGCGGGCGGTGATGGAAGGCCGCCGGGATATGCAGGCCGCCGGTTTGCGTCCACTCAATCTCAAGGGCCGCGAAACCGTGGCCTATGCCGTCGGCAAGGTCGAGCAGGAGATCCGAAGTTGTGGGCAGCATGTCGAACTGCTCACGCACGGCGGCGGCTACCTCTTCCGCCCGTTTGTCCTTTGCCCGGCCCGGCAAAATCTCCCAGTCGAGCGTCAGCAATGCCCGCTTGCGCTTGCCGATCTCGGCGGCAAGGTGCTCGCAACGGTCTTCCATGTCGGCGAAAAGCACGTGCTGCTCGGTAATGTCGCCGTCGTCCGCCGCCTGCAAAATGGAAGCAAGGCGCGAGGGGGTAAGCTTGTTGGTCATGTTGCCCCACCGTTCAAGGTAGAGCATGGGCGTCAAGCCGCCGCCCGTTTCCGTCTGCTGCGCGGAAAGCGCCTCACGCTTGCGCGGGCGCGGTTTGGCCGGTCTTCTGAAAAGCATTATGTCCATCCTCCGAACGTATCAAAACCATCCATACCGTCGTCTTCACTGGGACGCACGCCCCACGGGCTTTGACGCGGCACCCGCTCGAACGCGTCCCGCAGACTGATGAAGCCGCCGACGGCCAGCCGCCAGAGCATTTCGAGCGCGTCCGGCCCGTCGTCGTGGTCGGCTTTCGGGAAGTGCCGCAACTGATCGATAAGCGTCTGCTGCGAGGTGTGCAGGCGGATGCGGCCTTGCGAGAAATAGGGCTGCAACGTCTCGATCCTGAGCTGCTTATCCGTGGAATTGATGATCGGACGCACGGGAAGAGCGAGGCCACAGGCTGCGGCCCGCTGTGCCAGAACGTCAGCGAAAAAGGCTTGGAACTGCACGGCTTCAACGGCCCAATTCAGGCAATGATACGCGCTGTGCAGCGCAATCACGTCTTCGATGATACGATCGGGGTGGCGCTTTCTTATGGAAGCTTCCACCACGTCGAGGGTCATGGTGTCGCGGAGTAACCCGCCGACGAGAATAGCGGACGGGTCACGGCCCGCGCCGAGCTTGCCGAGGGACGGGTCAACGGCCCCGAACAGCAGCCAGTCGCGGGAACGGTCAACCCAGAACGTAATACACGAGGCAAACGGCGCGTCGTCCCCGGACAGCGGATCGTTCTGCTGCTCGGAATCAAAGGCGGCGTGGGAGTCGGCGCGCTTGGTCATAAGCTGGTACAGCGGGCGGCCCGCAGGCCATGACACGACCGCGCCGCGCTCCATGTCGTTTTGATGGAGATCGTAAAGGGCGCGGGCGGCGACGGGGCCGTCGGCGTGTAAAATGGCTTCCCACCTGTCCCACAGGTCAAGGCGTTCAGGCCACTGGACGATGGAGCGAAACCTTTTGGACTGCCATGTGGGCTTGTCCAGCGTCCGGGCCAGCACGGAATCGTAATGCAGGATCGTGCCCACATAGACCACATCCATGCTTCCGTCGGCGGCTCCAAGGTTGAGCACGGTCTTTTGCAGCCAGTCTTGCAGCTTGTCGCGCTGTTCCGGCTTCGCCACGTTCTCGTCGTTTTCCAAATCGTCAAGGATGACCAGATCAGGCCGGTGTGGGCCATGACGCAGGCCGCGCATACGCTTGCCCGCGCCGAGAGCTTGGAGCTTCACGTTTTGGGCGGTCAAAATGGTGCCGACGTTCCAGACGCGCCCGCGCCCTGTTTCGGCGGGGAAGTCCATAGCAAGGCGCGGGTTGCCGTCCAGTTCCGCCTTGACCGCCTCCAAGAGAATCGCGGCCTGCTCCAGCGCGTCGGCAATGATCAGAATGTACCTCTTGCGCCCGGTGAGCACGCACCACAGCACGAAAAACAGGGAGATAAATGTGCTTTTCGCCTCGCCGCGCGGGGCGGCAAGGGCAATATGCTGGCCTTCACGGGCTTCGGCCATGCGCGGCAAGGCGGCGTCAAGCCATGTATGCAGCGCGCTGTCGCCCGCGATCGTGCAATAGTGCGGAAAATACGTCCGGCGAAAGAAAGTGAAGTCGGCAAGCGCCCGTTTCCGGCGCTCTGCGGAAGCCTTGGGATCGGACGGGAAGCCCTCGCAATCAGCTTCGATCTGTTGTTGCAGGGCGGCGGCAATGTCGGCAATCGCGTACTGAAAATGTTTTGCCGAGAGCTTTTTCATTAGCCAAGCTCCTTGGCGATCAACGCGCCGAAAGGTTCCAGCACCTCAAGCAACGCCGGGGCGTGCTGCGGGAACCGCTGGCTCGTAAAGTCGACCAGCTTGCGGATGATGCCGAGAGCCGTCGCCAATTCGTCGGTTTCCGGCAAAATGCGCTTGCTGGCGGCGATCGTCTTGGCGAAGGAATCGGCAAGCGAAGACAACGCCTCCACTTTTTCGGCGGGCTGCATATCTTCATCCTTGCCGATCCGTTCCATAAGCGTCTTGTGCTGCAACACATAGTCGTTCAGCATCTGGCGGGCCACGGCTTCCATGCCCTCACCCGCAAGGCTCGACGCCGCCTTGACCTTGTCCCAATCATCATCTTCGGCTTTTTGCGCGTCGGTCTTCCAGCGCCGTGCCGTACCGATGGAAATACCGACAAGGGCGGCGGCCTCCTCAAGGGACAGCGCTTTATAGCAATAGGCTGAGCGCAGGGCCATGCGTTTGCTTTTCGGATGGGCCATTACGCGCGTACCCCAAGAATAAGTTGAGCATAGACAAGGGCCACGGCGACGACGGCCCCGGAAAGCCCGCCGGAAACCACGCTGTTCGCGGCGGCATGTTCCTGTCCATTTTCAACCGTAGCCGCCAGCGCATCAACCTTCTTTTCAATGCGGGCCAGCGCCTGCAACACCTCGTTATCATGCTTGCTTTCCATGACTTCCCCCTGAGCGTACCGAGTCGGCGACGCGATCCAGCTTGTCGTCGACCCGTTCCAGCCCTGCGAGAATTTGCCCGGTCCGTTCCCGGCAATCCTCGCGCGGCACATAGTTCTTGTGCATTTCTTCAACAATGCGGCATTGGTTCTCTTTCAGCTCGTCCACCCGATGCTCAATTCGTGTGCCCCAGTAAACGAGAAAACCGCAAACAAGGCCGAGCAGCGTTATAATGATGGTTGGCGCGTCAAACATCATGGCGACACCACCCTCACCAGCGTGGCAAGTTGGCTTTCAAGTCCCCGGCAATACCCGCCGTAATCCCGGACATGGGCAAGCACGTCCTCAGGCGTCGCTAGCGCGTCGCCGCGTATCCCGGTTCCAGCGGTTCCGGCCTGTCCGGCATTTTGAGCAGTTCCGGCGGGATCGGCACCTTCACCTCCGGGGCCACCACCGGAACCGGCAAGGCCGAGGGCTTCGTTGTAGAGGCGCACCCAGTCACGAGACAAACCAGCGCAATCACGACGAGCGGCAAGAGCCACCTTTTGCAGACGCGCATCAAAAGTTTGACGCTCTTTTGCCAGCTTTTGACGGGCGTCTGAAAGCTCGGCGGACAATGCGGCCACGCGGGCCGTTTCCTTTTCCAGCTTTTCACGGGCGGCCCGCTCGGCTGCTGCAACCGCATCGGCGCGGGCTTTATCTTTTTGCGATACTTCCTCGGCCAAAACAGCGATCCGCGTCTCATAGTGCGCCTTTTGCAAGTCAAGTTCGTTGTACAAATGGTCGATCCAGATACCCGCAACGAGAAGGGCCGCGCCGATGAGCGCGACGGCACGGCTACTCACAGCGCACCCCCGGCCCCCAACCGGCCTTCACGTAAGCGGCCTGACGCTCGAAGATAAAGGAAACATACCGCTGGTTTTCGCGCTTCGCCGACGCCCGGCGGCCCGCGTTGACCGTCTCGACGCTCCCAAAATAGCGATCCGGATCAAGGCCGCGCCTGGCGGCAAGGTTGCGATCCCGGTTCGTCCACCCCATGCCGCCGTTGTATGCGGACAATGCAAAGGCCATGCGGTTACAGGGCGTCAGCGCCTTCTTTTGCGTGCCCTTCGCCGCCAACCGATCCCACAGATATTTGTCATAAGTGACGCACGCCCGGAGCGCCCAACCGGGATTGAACGGCGCGGGCGCGCCCACTTCCGGCGCAACCGTGGGGAGCCATTTCGCCGTGGAGGGCATGAACTGCGCCAACCCTTGCGCCCCGGCGCTCGACACCGTGCTGTTTTTCCACCAACTCTCGGTATGAATCTGCGCCGCAAAAATAGATACAGGAGCGTCCAATCCCCATACGGCGCGGGAGGCGCGGATCAGCGTGTCGCGGTGCTGGTATGCCGCGCGGGGGATAGTGACGGTTTGGGCTTGCGCCGCATCGGCGAATGAGGCGCAGATGCCCAAGAACAGGGCTGCGACAAGCAAAACGCCAAGCCCGAACGCCACGCCGGTAATCAGCCACTCCCAAAAGACTATGCCCCATTTTTTCAAGGTGGCGCGCATAGCTAAAGCCCCAGAGAGACGGCAAGCACAAAGACGGCCACCACGGCGATACGGCGCAGGCAGGCCACGGCGAAGAGGAAGCCGCACCCGCGCGCAATGGGAAAATCGGCGGTGTGCAGGCGATCCGCGTCGGGCGTCTTGCGCCAATCGTCGTCAAGGTAGGAGTCGGGGGAAGCATAGGGGAACGCCGCCATGTCGAAAAAGACGGCGATCACGGCGGCAAGCATACCGAGCGAGAGCTTGTAGCGGACGATCGGGAATTGTTCCGGCGAGCAGAAAGCCACAAGGCCGGTCACAAAAAGCGCCAGAACGGCGAAAAAGAAGAACTGAAAGCGCGGATTGAGCAGTCTTGCAAAGAACTTCATCTGAAACCCCTTATGGTTTGCGGGATTCCAGAAAGAGGAATCCCCGGTTACTGGCAAGCTACCAGTGCCGGGGATTTACGAAAGCCGACATATGTCAGCGGGTGGAATTGACGGGGAACGGTCATAACAGCCGCCCTTGCCGTTGTAGCGGAAAAAGAGAAGTTTTCTCTTCCGGGACACGGTGCAACACGCGCCAAACGTGCCTGTCTGAAAGATGGTATTTAAGGGCAAGCCCCGTTACGATCTCACGCTCAGACAGTCCCGCGCGGGCCATTGCGTCCCGATCCCTGATAAGGGCCGCGTCGCGTTCATCGGCGGCGGCCTGCCTGCATGTAGGAACGTAAAGGTTCGTCCCCGCATATTCACGGCAAAGGGCTTTTGCCGCATCCTCCCCAATCATATCACAGAGTTTCTTATAGCGGGCTTCTCCGACTGGCGTCAGCCGCATGGGCACAGGGATCGTCGTTCCGCCGAGAGCCCTTATAAGACGCAGGGTCACGGCGGGGCCAAGGCGATCAATGATGTCGCGGGCGTTGCGAGGCAGGCGCTCGTCAGACATTACGCTTTCTCCCGCGCCCGCTGGTGCTTGACCAGAGCCGTGATCACGCCGCCGAGCTGCTCGCCGTCGAGCCACGGGATGCGCACGCCATACATTTTTTCCGCGATAGATTCGACGTATGCCCATGACTTTTTGGTGTCGAGACGCAGGGCGTTGATCTTGCCGAGCAGATTTTCAAACTCCGGGCGCACCTTCGGCCCCTTCGGACGGCTGTCCTTCCATCCACGCTTGCGCAAAGCCGCGACGAGCATAACCAACTGGCGATCGGTGCAGTCCGCCGAGGAGCGCTTGCCTGTCAGATTTTGCAGCATGGCGCGGTACGTGTCATCGTCAAGGCCAAGGTCTTTACGGGCGATATGCAATTTTGCCATGAGAGAACGTCTGGTTTTCATTTTAACACCTCACAAGGTGGTCAACGGGGTGAAGCTCAACGCCGCCGTACAGCATGACGGCGACATACCAAAGGCCGTCGGCGGCGCGGATGGGCGCGCTGGCGACGTAGCCCGTCCAGACCGGCGACGCGCCGGGAATGCCGCGCGGCACTTTGACGCGGGCCTTCACAGGCAGGTCCGGCATGGCTACCGGGGCAATCTCGCCGCCCGCCGCGAACTCGGCGGCAAGGGCGGCGACTTCATCGGCGCAAAGGAACAGCTTTTGATCCTCCAGATCGTACCAGCGCCGATCGAGCCGAACCCGGAAGCGCCCGGCGGGGCCGCCGTGGTTTTCCGCCGGGGAAAGCTCGATCTTCATGCGGATGGTGCCAAAACGTACACCAATAGAGCCACAGAATTTTTTATCCGGGCGTGTCATTTTCCGCACCGTTCCCGCGCAGCCTTCGGCGTGGGGGCCGTCGGGGCCACGGCATTAAGAGCGTCACAGCACACCTTGAGCATGTTCTCGGCGGCGTCCGGGGCGTCTTTATCAATAAAAAAAGTCGCCACGATACGCTTCTTTGCCGTGTCCTGAATGGCGGGAATGCCAGCGCCAGAACGGGTGGGGATGAAACGAGGCATATGTATCCTCCCTTTTTTCTTGCTTGTGCTCGTCAGGCCGGAAATCATCCGGCGACGGCCCCGCAGGGCCGTTTCGCGTGGTTATCTGGCTAAAAGCCTGTCTATCTTTTTTTCTATGATGTTCTGCTCGTCGATGAGCTTCTTCATCTTTTTCTTCCATACACAAAATTCTTCTATGTCTCCCGGTTGTGCGTTTGCGAGTGTACACCGTTGCTTGCTGAGTTCCTCGTCGCGTTTCATGAGTATCTTAAACTGCCTGTCCCTATGTATCTCTTTGCATTCAGAAACAACGGAGTCCACACGTAAGAACAAGCAAGCGGAAAGGAAACCTTCTATGATGACTTCCTTGGGGAACATCTGGAGCTTTTTTACAGCTTCACTCGTTCCGCTTGCTTCTTCGTACTTAAGGTTGCCCTTTGTCATCTTTCTTTTCCCAACCGTGTGCCTTGGCGGTATTATCCATGTACATACTCACAATCTCCGGCAACTTTTGCTCTATCTTGCGGGCGATATTCTCCAAAAGCGTTCGAGCGGACTGGAAGCGGATATGCGGAGCTTCTTCCTTGATGACCCCAATCGCCACCTGAAGACCATCGGAAAAGCCAGATGCCCGTGCAGCGACGTCAAGCATTGCTTCGGAAATCTCAACCCCATTGATTTTTATCTTCATGCGATGGCTCCATAGGCTTCACCCGTGACCGGCGTGGATAAAGGAATACGCTCTGCGGACGACATCCCGGCCAGCCAGTCTTGTGGGCGGCTTTCACACGGCTTGATAGGAGTGCCTATTTTCAAATTGTCAGGCATTGCTGCCCGAATAAGGGCGTCTTTGACCGGAACCAGAGCGTCGGATGTAACCGGAGCCACTTTCTTCTGGGCAATCATTCGACTGCTGATCACGTCTACCGCGCCGAAAAGAAAAGAGTTCCGAGCCTCGCGCTTCGATTTTGCGGAACGGAGCCTACGGGCGGGACCGCGCATGTGCTCGGAAGCCAGACGTAGCAGCGTCTTATACAGATAGCCGTACATCCAGCCGCACACTTCCGGATCGGCACCAACGCCGACAAAGGAGGTCTCGCCGGTAAATTCGTTGTGGTAATAGTCACAGTCAAAAACCCGTGCCGTTCTGGCGGCAAGGACATACGCCCATTTTTCCAGAGCTTTCCGCGTCTTGCGGTCTACCCGCCGGGCGCTTGCCGTTTCGGCGTCGCATCCGATGGAGTCCATCGTGATGTTGTACTCGGACAACATCTGCTGGACCCGCTGAGCCGCAAGAGCCGCTTCGTGGGGATTCGCCGACTGAGACAGACGCAGCAGCTTGCGTATCCGCTCTATAATCCTGTCTTGATCCATCATTTCTCTCGTATCCGTTTCGCTTAGTTCATCTTTACATGCTTCACACGGTCTTTCACTTCCGCTCGTTTGGCGTTGTTGAACCGATCCACCGTGCCGACAAGGTAGCCGGTAATCCGGCGGATACGCTCGAACTTGACGCCCTCGCCGACAATCAGCTTGCCGTCGCGCCTTGTGACGGGCATATGGTCAATCAGTTCCATTTTCCATCCTTACTTGTAACAGTAACTTCAAGCGACACGGACAGGCCCTTTGTTTCGTGGTAGTCCTTCAACATGGCAGGCATATCCCTTTCCATGCCGTCAACAAAGCCACTCAGGAAAGCGCTAACTACCGGAATCGTAGACGCTGTGACCTTGACCGTATCAGTAAGCATCTGGTGCATAAGCGACAGGCCGTCCGCAAACCCCACAAGCATCCCGCTCTCGAAGTCGGCACTTAGCAATTCATTCTCACCCTTAGACATGTTTTTCCTCCCCTTCTCCCTACTTAAACGCCCGCGCTTCGATGACAGCCCATGATACTTCTTCTATTCCGCTGCTGACTGCGGAAAGTATACGCAGCACATCCGGGCGTTCATCATGCGCATACGTCATTGCCAGATTGAGCGCTTCCGACGCCTCGGCCATATGTCGCTCGGCGGCCGCCATAGCATCATCAAAGTTTTTGGGTTGCGCCTCCCACCGATCGATGCGGGCGATCATCTCTTTGACAATGAATGCGGGAAGTTGGATCTCGGAATGTGTCGTATCGCACATCTCACGAACAATACCCAACACACCGTCAGAAATCGGCCTGTCGCTCATCACCTTTCTTCCTTGTTTTATCGGTTATGGACGTTCCGTCATTTCGGCTCGCATCATCAGGCCCGGTAGCCAACCCGGACGACCGCCCCGCGCGGGGCGGTTTCGCGTTATTCTTCGCCAAGTTCGGTCAATGTAAGCTCCACCTTGAACCTATCGTCGCCTATCCTGCATTCAAACCCCAGAGCTTCGATATCGGCTCCTTCCATAACCCGTATGGCCTGTGCTATGGTCGCTTCCCAAGGTCTTTCAACAACCTTCTCAATCAACAGTTCTTCATCAAAAGACATACCCATTCCTTCACCCCTGATCCGCGCTTTCAGAGTCAAGCAATTCAAACGTAACTTTCATCTTGAACACGCCGGGAACGGTATGCGTAGTAGTCAAACAAGCAGTTTCCGCATTAAGCATGAGCGAAAGATAATCGGCGAGCGTCGCGTCAAGTCGTTTACTTTTGATTGTTTGCTCGCATTCTTGCACCTTGTTTTTATTCATTTTGATACTCCTCAAAAAGTTTATTGATTTCTTCCCGTCCTGCCGTGTCTATGGCCCTCACTTGCAGGGTGCCGTCTTCGTCGCGGTAGGCAATGAGCGACTTCTGATTCACCCATGCAATCAGGCATTTTGCCAGAAGGGTATTCGTCGCGCCGTCGCTCCTGCGCATGTTGTCGATCATCTTTATCTGTTCGATATGCCGGTGGTACTCTTTCCAAGTCGCATAGGCGGACGAGGCCAGCCACGCGAGCGGAAACAGGATCAGAAAGGCACTGACGGCCAGATCCGCAAACTTCATTCTCTCCCCTCCCTGATCCGCCGGACGGCATCCGGCGGAAAGCCCGCGTCCAACAGCAGCCTAAACGCCTTTTCCCTGATCTGCGCCTTGAGGAAGCGCCTTACTTCGTCCGATGCCTTCCGCCACACATCTGAGCCTGTCAGTTCCGCCATATCCTCAACATGGTAGCGGGCATTCCGCGCCAGCCGATCGGCGTACAGCCCGGAAAGCCGCTCAAGATCCTTCTTTGATACCGCCGCCATAACCACCTCATACGCTGGCAAAGTCGAGGCTGATCGGCTGGTACGCGCCGGAAGCGTCACGCTCATACGCCCGGACATAGACGCGGCTGTCCAGAACTTGCAGGCTTTCGGTGATCGCCCGCATGGCCTCTTTCCAGTCCGGATCGTCGATCTCGATTCGCCGCAGGCCGAGCACGGCCCCGGTGTTGATGCGGCCTTTCTTGTCGACCTTGAAAGCTTGTTCGACCACAGCGCGCAACTCGGGCCGGGAATCCTTGCACCAGCGGCGCAGGCACCCGTCGATCAGCTCCTTTGCCGCCTGCAATCCCTCGTCGAACGTGAGCAACTGCCCGTAGTCGCGGCACAGCTTGTACTTGCCGTCAAAAGAAAGGAGCTGCACGTTGCCTTTGACGCCGCCAAGTTTGACGCCGTACCGCTCGCCGGAAAGCTGTACAAAGGCGTCCACATCCGAAAGGAGGCTTGCCTTGACGGCCCGCATTTCCGCTTGCAACGCCTTGATCTTCTCCATCTTTTCATTGACCAGCGCGTCACGCTCAATGTCGATCGGGCGGATATTGGCGCGCGGCACGAGGCACCCCTGTGCGTTCTGCATGTAGCCTTCGGGAATCTGGTCTTCGTTAAGCATTGTTTTTCTCCTTAAATGTTAGGGAGTTCTTCCCAGTTAATTTTTGTGTATCTTTTGGTGTACTGCTCCGAGAGCCACAGACGGAAAGCGGCTTCTTCCGCTGATTTCAGCACCTTGACTTCGTTGCGCATATTGCTGACGATAAGTTCCACTTTTATACCGCACCCCTGATCTTCGCGCATGGCCGCGACAAGACCGTCCAACAGGCGCTCGAAACGTTCGGAAATCATAGCGTTATCCTTTTCGGTTAGGGTTAAATCTGCATTTCTGGCACGCCCGCCAGCGGCGCAGGGCCGCCGGGCTCGACGTGGGGACTTTTCCGGCATAACGGGCGCAATCGTGATAGCTCACCATTTCGCCGTTGTACGGGCAGGGATTCCGGGCGTAGCGTTTCATGACGCGATCGGCCATGCGCCACGTGTCGCCCGGATACTTTTCATGGATCAGCGTACTGACGGAACCGTGGCTGACGCCAAGTTCGCGGGCCGTCGCGCTGACGCCGATCTCGGCGACGCGGGCGCGGAGCAGGGCAAGCCAATCCTCAGACATGATGCACCTCCCCGGTGTTGGGATCGGTGAGCGTCTTCGCCGGGGTATTCAGGGCCGGGGCAAGCCGCCCGGTATTACGGACAAGCCGGAAAAGCTGCGGATTGCGCGGCGTCCGTTCGACGTATCCGGCCTTCAAAAGCGCCCGGACGTAGCGTTTCAGACCTCGCTCCGCGTCCTTCTCCGTCCCGTCGGCAAGGGTCATGAGTAAGTCGTCGACGCTCCATGAAGCTGTCTTCATGCGGATCAGATTCCAAGCGCGGGTCCGCAGGGAAAAACGGGAACGGGCAACGAAATCGCCTTTTTGCGGGCCGTTTGAACAGTTTTTCATGGATGCGAGAAACGCCTTGCCTTTGTCCGTAATCTGGCAGCATCCTTCCATATCAAGGATAAAGCCGCGAGAAACGAGCGTTGCGCACGACTTACGGATGACTTCGGAAGGGACGCCAAGGCATGACGCCATTTCGCGTCTCAGTACGGTCTTGCCGTCCGCAAGCAATTCCAGCATGGCCTGTCCGATCGTCGCGTCCATTTACGCTACCTTCCTCTTGCCGCCCGACTGCCTCACGGTAACGGGCGTCCGGTTTTGCCAGTCATGGGAAAGCGGAATCCCGGCGAGATCATCAACGCCAACGCAGGCAAGCCGGTTGGTCTTCGCCACCCGCTCAACAACGGGAACCATGTTCAGCACTTCACGCATACAGCCGCGCGAGAGGCGATGGATTTCCGCCATAAGCTCAGGTGACATTTCAACTTCGGCGAGCTGCTTACATGCGGACTGCACGTCTTCAAGCGTAGCGGGCAAAAATTCGACAACCCGCGCGATGCGGCTGGAAATCTGCCCGTACCGCTTGATGTCGTTCTGAATGTTTCCCATGCCGATCAGAATCACCGTATTTTCGGCTCGGTCGGAAATGTCCCGGATTTTTTCAAGGGACGCCGCCTGATTCGCCAGTGTAAACTCGGCCTCGTCAATAACGATCGGCCACTGGTTCGCCGCGATAGGCTTCAAGAGACGCGCAAAAAGCTTTTGCGAGTTGCCCCGCCCGTCAATCTCAAGCGCTGCGGCAAGCTCGGAAAGCGCATACCGGGGCGTCCAATCCTTGTTTGCCCGCAAAAAGATCGCGCCGGTTTCGGCGGCCCAACTGCTTACGATGTGGCTTTTGCCAAGACCGGGCACACCGTAGACCAGCATCATCCCGGCTTCGGCGGCACCTCGCTGTTCAACGGCCTTCACGGCGCTGACGAACTTGCGGTAATTCTCTGTCTTTACGAACATTTTGCGCATATCTTCTTCTCCCATGCCAGCCCCTTGCTGGCAAAAATAGGTTCATAATCCGCGTACTCTTCGGTTTGGACGTACCATTCCATCCATTCCGTAATTTCCGGCGTCCACAATTCTGGATGAAGCATGTAGTGCTCATATTTTTCGTAAGGGAACTCAAAACGCGGCTCCGCGGTACGCGGGGCAACGGATTCGGTAAGGCTGTTCGCTGCTTCGTCCGGCCAATCCGCCCCGGCTTCCGGCAACGGCTGGACGTCGACCACCGGCCCAATCGGGCGGCGGATGGAATTGACGACGGTTGCCGTGGCGGGGGCAGTATTGGAACCGTCCGGGCAGACGATGGTTGCACCGGGGACCAGCTTTTGCGCGCGCTTTTCGATCCTCCCGATGGCGTCGCGCATCTTTTGGGCTTCCCGCTGCTCTTGTTCGGAAAGCACCATGTATTCAATGGTGTTACCGTCAAGAAACGCCTCACAGATCATTTCCATGTCCAACGTCCACACCGTTACCCGTTTGGGATCGCGCATGTCATAACGGACGTTGACCTTTTCACCGTGGAACAGATCAAGCTCCTTGGCGTAATATTCGCGCCCGGCGAGCTTGAACCGGCAGTTTTTGACCGGGCATTCCTTGGTGGGCATGAACAGTTCGTCCCGAACCGTTGAAGGCACCGCCAAAATTTCATAATCGGGATTTTCGGCGAGTTTCATTTCCCAATATTCATTGGGCGAGTAGTTTCGCCGCTTGCCGTTGGCATCCGTAAACTTCGGGAGAGACGTGTGCGGCGTGGCGTTGTACTCCTCAATGCGGTACTGGAGCGCCGCGAGAAGCTGATCAAGCGTAGGCAACTTATCGGATTTTGCGGTCTTTTCGATTTCCTTGCGGGTAAGCAGATAGAACTTTCGAGCCGCGTCCGAGTCCATGTCCCGATGCGTGCAAGAATCAAAACGCTTGGAGAGAGGGGTGCAGATGGTTTTGACCGCTATTTCCATAAGCCCCTTGCCCTGAGGAACGGACGGGATCGAATGCCTGGCGACAATGCCGAGCTGCGTCAAAATGCCCGTGCCTTCTTTGGTGAGCATGGCGTTTTTGTAGCCCGGCCCGTTGTCGGTATAGAAAAACTGCGGAATGCCGTAGCTCACGCAAGCCGCCCGGAGTGCGTCCAGCACGGTGAGGCCGTTTTCTGACGTATCCACGGAAGAGCCGACGCATTTGCGTGTGGCAATATCCAAAATGAGCGTGATTTCCGGTTTGAACGCCCGTTTCTGGTAGGGGTGATAGAACATGGCGTCGAGCGTAGTACCGTCGCCCGTGAAGCCCTCCACCGGGAGCATATTTTCCGTCGAACGGCGCTTGTACGCGCAGAACTTCCGAAAGGCGTTGCCCGTGGTGCGCCCGTGCATCCGTTCCTTTTCCGGTATCTTGTCCAGCCAGCGCCGCACGGCATGAACGGACGGGACGTTTTCCGGGTGTTCGGCTAACTCTTTCAGGATGCCGCTATTGTGAGGCTTTCTAGCTATTTCTTTGCCGGGAAGAGCCGAAAGCAGTACAGTACCTTCGGGCATACCTGCACCAACCCATTTGATCAGTGTCACAAATTCATTGTATGACTGTTGTACTGAGGGCTTTTGAGGCTTTTGCCAGAGTTGCAGAAAGACATGGAGCCATGCGGGAGGCGTCATATCCTTTTGCGGATTGATGGGAACCAAACCAAAGATGCCCTTTGTTTCGTATATCGAACACCAACCATAAAGTCTGGTAATGGAAATCCCGCGTGAAGAGCCGCGCCGGGCGTTGGCAACATAGGCTGCATCCATGAGGTTTTGCGGCAATGTGCCGTTTTTGTATCCTTCAACCAGAGTGATGATTGCCGTCCGGCGCGTATGTCCTGCCATTTCAAAATTGTATACGGCGTCAATAAACACCTTGCGTGACAACACGACATCCCGTTCACGGGAAGAAAGATGCGCGAGGGAAACGACGGGGTCTTGATGGATGGCGGGCGTGGCGGGTTCAAGGACGACCGGGAGGCTTTCCCGTTCCTCGGCGGAAACGGCCAGCGCGATCGCTTCGCGTACGTCGGCGGGAAGCTTGACGGTGGGATATTCGAAGCCGCCGCCTTGACCAGAACGAGGGCGGGAAGGCCAGTTTTCTTGCTTGGCGCGCAACAATACGCTTCTCACCGTTGCATATCCCAAAAAGGTTGCAACCTCGCGTGTTGTGTATGCTTCCTTGATCTCGCTCATATCCTCACCTCATAAATTCGCCCCGGTTTGTAAGATTCCGCCCTTACTTTCTATTCCTCTTCGGCAAATACCGAAGATGCTTTCTTCCGGGATTAGCCTTTAAAAGGGCCGTGATTGCCCTGACACACTGATTGCAGATGAAGATGTTTTTATCTTCAACCTGTATGAGAAGCCCGCACTCTTCATCGACGGCACCACAGAAGCTACAGGCGGGCTTGCTGTACTTCGCTGTTCCCGCCGTCTCCTTTTCCGCCCACCTTTCAGGATACCGAGGGTCAAACAGATATTTATCAGGCACGCCCGCATCCCGGAGCGCGTCCAGTATGCGGGCGCTGTGGTTCTTGCCGAGGATGGTTGCAGAGACGGCGGACAGGGACACCTTGAGTTCATAGGCTATTACAGTTGCCGTCCGCCCGTTGCGCCGCAACGCCTCATGAATGCGCATGGAATAAAAACAACGCCGTTCTCCTATTTTCGCTCTAACGAGAGTGTCATTGGTTGCAAATTTCATAATTCCCCCGGCTATAATGCGGCCTAGCCGTAGTTTTTGGTGAAGCCAACAGCTAAAAGTTGATCTTGAGTCGGTTGCCGGGTAGATTGAGCTATCAACTACATTTCTCAACCGCCCGTAGGTTTGTTTTGAACCAAAATTTATTAGTTGTCAAACGATTTTTGGTATAAACTTCTTTTTAAACCAAAAAATATTATATCTAATAAATTTAGACAGTTGTAGTAATCTTTTCAATACAAAGAAAAGTACAAACTTCGGGCAAGGAACTTTATACCATGAACACGCTCGGAGAAAGGATAAAACTGTTGCGCGGTGATACTACACAAGCTGTATTTGCGGCCTCGTTAGGTATCCCCCAGATGACGTTAAGCAACTATGAGACAGGAAAAAGCGAACCGAAATTTAGTTTGATTAATACGATTTGTACCACTTTTAGTGTTAGTGCTGATTGGCTTCTCTTTGGTCGCGGCCCTATGCGCTCGGGTGATGTTCAACAGGAAGAAAAGCTAGTCGAACTTTGTAGAAAAACAGATAAAATCATAACAAGCGCGGATGACGAAGTCGTTATGATCCCTATGGTTGAAGCCGTTCTTTCGGCTGGGGGCGGGAGTTTTGAAACAGGCGCAACAATCGGTCGTGGCTACGCCTTCCGGCGTGATTTTATTCAACGCAAGGGAAATCCCGATAATATGGTTCTCATGCGTGTTGCAGGCGACAGTATGGAGCCTGAAATTTTAAGCGGTGATGTTGTCCTTATAGATCAGGGAAAAACACGGATTGTCCCCGGACACATGTTTGCCGTTGGCTTTGAAGAAGCCATTTACCTAAAACGTATTGATATCATGCCGGGAAAAGCTATTCTGAAAAGTGCCAATCCCGCATATCCGCCGATGGAATTAGATATACGGGGGCAACTGAGCGACCAATTCCGCGTCATAGGCCGCGTTTTGTGGAGCGGACGGGAATACAAGTAGAAAACAAAAAATCGCGGCCCTGTTTTGACTGCGAAAAATACATGCGTTTTGGTGTACGTTTTGACACCAAACAACAAACGGGCGGCTCCAATGAGGAACCGCCCGTTTTTGATCATCCTGTGATCATTCCATCCCGAATTGCGCGCTAAAAATACCCCACTGGCGATCAAAAATGATCAATCTGTTCCGAATCGCGCGCGAAATTTTCCGCCTCAAAATTTTTCATAACATCCCGTGACGCAAGGCCAATCTACCCATTTCCCGAATTGCCTGCATGTCCCGAATTGATCGCTACCCCAGTCCACGCCCGCCGCGCCAGCTCTTGTACCCCGTCCAAAGCTCCCGCGGGCCTCCGAGAGGTATTTTGCCCAGAATTAGTCATTTTCCCCAAAACCGGGGTTCAGATTGGCAATACAGGGGGATTCCTTCTCCCCTCAACATCGGGGAGGGGAGGCCACAAAAAGAGGTGGCCCGTTCCCGAACCGCTCCAGCTATTTCGTGAGTCCT